TTAAGGAGATAAAATGGCAGAAAAACTAACAAGATTTAATTTTATATCACTGAAGTTATCGGTCTTTCCTGCTACCAATATTAGAGCGTGCAAAAGCTTTGATTATGGTGCTACTTACAGTGATCCTGCTACTCCATTTGTGGCGGGTGCAAATGAATGGTACGATTTAACAGAACATATTTACGGCTCAACAAATAACGCAACTTACGAGGTTGATCTTCCAAAAGGTACTTATAGGCTACAGTCTTTGTATTCTGGTACTTGGAGTACGATAAGTTACTTCGAGAAATTCTATCATATAACAGGCGACTTTGACACTCATATTCTTGGTACTGATGCAGTTACAAAACACGATAGTGAGGATATTGTTTTTACAAATAGTATAACTTCAATAACTGCAGTCAATGTTCGAGATGCAATAGAGCAAATAGCTGGTGCTGGATGGGTTTCTGGAACAGATAAAACGCTAAAAGGACATACTTCAGATACTACAGCGGCACATGCTGCAAGTGCTATATCATGTTCAGTTGGTGCTTTAACCGATGTAGAAAGTGCACTTGACGATCATGAAACAAGACTTGACACTCTTGAGGCTGGAACTGCGTCCACTCCTGCGAATATAACAGATATATCGGGTGAAATCGGCATTGACATTGAATGGGACAACCAATATACTGTAAATGGAATACTATATTTCTTCAAATACCTTTGGAAACATGATTATGAAACAGCTCCAACAATTGCTAATCTGAAACATGAAAGCCAATTGGGAACTTCCTTCTGTAATATCAATTATGGAACTCGACGGTTTGATATTGCTATCAATACAGATAGTAATCTTACTCTCTATTATGCTATTGGTGCTTGGGGTAGAGGAGACGGGTTTACTGGTGCAGTGCCAAATATCCATTGGTCTGCAGTGCAAAACACAGGGGTAGTTATACCAAAATACAAACAAGAGCAAATTATAACTCTTAGTGATGTTAATCTTACACAAACCTATGTTGCAAAAGATAATGATAGTAGAGAAATTGACAGTGACGAAGTATTTCCAACATGTTCTGGTGAAACTGGTGGAGTACCTGACGACAATTTCGTGCTTTGGTATCATGCTTTTAAGGATATTATCATTACTGGAATTGCTATTTACTGTAACGATAAGCCTTCTCCTTCTTCGACTTTGAAATATTATATTGAAACTGGTGGGGTAACGAGTAGTTTTACGGTATCTTCGACAACTGGACTTGGTACATCTGGAACGATTGCAGTACCTTTGACTGCTGGTGAAACCGTTAAGATATGGTCCCTTGCTCCTAATGGAATGGGTCACTATCAAATTCAAATAGTATTTGAGGTTTAATATGAAAAAACTAATGATAATTGCATTAATATTTATGGTTACTTCTGCTTTTTCAACATCTTGGAAAGGTGGAAATACTGCTAAATACGACGCTGATACAGTGTGTTCAACTAAATACTATTTACATCGTCCAGGAACATCTTTTCCATCAAATACCTGGTCTGAATGTTGCCAGATATTTGCCTCTTCTGATCAATGGTTAATAATACCCGTATCATGTGATTCAATAGATACTTTTTATATTCCCATACCTGTTGATTCACTACCTTCCGAAAGCCTTATAGTTAATTGTCCTGGCGGTGGTATTATTATTATTGATTCAAGTGAATATCATTTTGATACTCTAATAGTGACACAGCAGAACGGCGTTTATGATATTTCTGATGTAAGATGGTTTTGCGACAGTGTACTAGTGGTTATTGATACTATGATTATCGATTCTTTGGGGAATACAATCGTTTTCAATGATACTACATGGTGCAAAACATGCGATAGTTTTCTTGTTGAAAATAGGTTTATTGTGGACGGTTCTGGAGATACTATTATTATGAATATCTACAGTCATATCAATCCTATTCTAACTGATTCATGTGGTATATTTAGGCTAAACGATTCAACCGATATTAACCTTAATATTACCTATTGCTATTCATGTGATACTAATATTACGGTAATAAACTATCCTCCTATAATACCTTCGTGGTGGTTTTATGTTACCTATGAAGAGACTGGTTCTACAGAAAGAGTTAATCGAGGTGATATAATTGTTATTCCATTTGGTTCTGGTGGTTCAAGTGGTGGCGGTATTTATGTTAAGGATTGCTCTTGTACTACTTCAGTTACTGTAGTTACTGATAGTTTTGATGCGGTATTTGCAATTGATACAACATGGAATGTAATTTATACCGACAGAACATATAATGAAGATGGAACATTTGCAAGAATTTATGATGATGGAAACTGGCGTGACAGGGCTTCGTGTTCTTATTCAGATAGGTATGGTGATGTTTATGATTATGCAAAATGGACACTACAATATGCTAATCATACCGATTCAACTGTTCATAAAACGAGAATTAGTGGTTGGGGGAATTTATCAAACGCAACAGGTTCTTTGACATATACCTGGAATGCTAATGATACAATGATTAATTTATTTGGGTTAAATGATACAATTTCATATAATGGTGGCGTTTTAACAACTGGAAAATATTTTTATTGTGATACTGTTGATTCTACTCCTGCGGTTTTTACATCGTTAAATAGAAGTTGTAATAGTAGCAATGATGAATATGATACTACATGGAGTCATACTCAACCTGTTCTCCCAATTGTAATTGCGCAAAGATTCGAGAAAATAGTAAATTTTACGGATTATTATTCAAATACTGAAATATCAAATCTTAATTCTTTGCAACCACACTGGGTTTTAGCAACTATGCGAGATGACTTTACTCCATATGTTGAGATTAATGGTGTAATTTATGATTTAGATACGATTGCAGTACCCATATATGGTAATATGAAAAAGAAAACATATGAAATACCGTTATCTTCAACAATTGATTATAATCAGGATATTATAGTTAAAATAGGTGTATATTCGTGTGCAGCTCCATTTATTGGATTATCTGCAATATTTGGACTTAAATATGCCACCACTGATACAATTGTTGATACATGCTGGACTCTAAGAGATTCAATAACCTTACCAGATTGTTCAGGGTCAAGTAATGCAGATACATTTTACACTTTCAGAACTGATAGTTTTAATGCAGACGGTATATTACTTAGCGGAGATACTATCTATTTTGACACTACATCAAGCGGAGTTGATACATGTTCTCATATTATGTATTACGGACTTATTATGAACCAATACTACGACAGCGTGAATACTTGTGGCGGTGATACACTTGATTTTAATCTTAATAATGCTTGGATATTTGCAGAGCTTGGTGATACTGTTATATTATCGGATACTTTATTTAGAACTATTTCGTTTGTTGATCCAGATACAGTGAAAAGTTTTGATTTTGGTTTATATCCTGATAGTGTTAAAATCAGCTATACTGGAACATTGACACCAATAGCAATAAAAAACCCATTGAAACTTGAAGGAAATGCTCTAATAACCGATAATGCAAGTCTATTTATAACAGACCAAAATGGCACTGATTCGCTTCATTTGTATGATAGCGGAGACACTACATTTCTTGACAGTGAAAACCCAGTAAGAATACCTAATTTTGTATCGACTTTAACCCATGTTGACAGCTCAACCTATGCAGATACAGCTCAATTCTCACTATTTCCTGATAGTGCTGATGTTAATGGATGGATTAAGAAAGACACATTTTATATGAGTTATGGCAACTCTATTGGTTCGAGTAGTATTATAGCCGATGGAGACAGTATCTATATTGATACTTCTTATGTGAAAAATCTTGATTCTTTGGGCTATTATTTCGATTCCTTGACTATCAATAGCATGTTCACTAACTACTTTGATAGTCTTGAAATAAATAATTTGTTGGGTACTAAATTAGACACTACGACATTTAACACTACTATTGGTGCATATTATGATACTACAGTTTCAAAAACATTATTTGTCGATTCTACTGAAATTAAGCACCTTTCTACGCTATTGATAGGTGATTCTGCAAGTTTTACGGATTTTCCGCTTGCAAAATTGATAGTAAGTGAAGGAAATACTGGACATTCGTACGCATTCAATCTTGGTATAGTTGGAGAAGCTACAGGCGGTAGCGTATTGAAAGCCGTTGGTGTTGGAGGTGTTGCTCTATTGGGTGGAACGAAAGATGTTTTTGGTACTTTTGGAAGAGCAAAAATAGGGAATACTTCATACACAGGTGATGCTATTGGATTGAAGGGAGCAAGTGAAGAAACTCACGCTGGGGGTAGAAATATTGGGGTATATTCAATAGCAACGGGTGGAAATTTAAGCTATTCTTTCTATGGAGAAGACGGTTTAATTTTCAATGAAAGAAGTATTTCAACTAACGATTCTATCTCTGCAATTGGTTTGACTATTGGGTCTGGTACTGTTATTGACAAAATGGTCAATATCGGTTCACATTTTGGATTCATACGGGGAACTGACACTACATACGCTCTATCAGATACGATAACAAGTGGTGTTACTGATACATTCCAGATAGTGAGAAGTGACTCATTCAATACTACAGGATGGATACACAACGGCGACGCTATTTATGTCGATACTACAGGCGGGACGGCTACTCCTTCTGATTCAGTTGTTTGGAATACACTTGTGGGGAGAAGAACGGCAAACCAAGAAATAAAGATATTTGGCACGGCAAATCTTGCCAATAGACTTGATGGAAGTCTATTCAAATGCAAAAGAGGTTCTTCTACTACAGTTGGATATATCGATTCTTGCGTATATGCTTCTGATTCGATTACAGTCACGGTTGTTACAACTGATACTCTATTAATAGCTGATTCGACTATTGCTCCAATGCGTTACACTCCGAATTTCAAGGTTGACAATTTTCTCAGGACAATATCGCTATATGGTGAAATCATAGCTGATACACTATACTCACAGGGCATGTGGTATTGGATGCAAGATGCATGTTATTTATTGCCAATTGATGCATATCTTGTCACGGCGGCGGCTACAACGCCAGCATTGACATTCAAATTCTATTCCGACGCTACAGCTCTCAACACAACGGCGTTCGATATGGAAGGTAACGCCTCACTATTGAGGCAAAGAATGACAACAAAAAACATAGCAAGAGGAACAAGACTATCGATGCGAATTTGGTCGGTTGCAGGAACTACAAAACCAGCGGATTTTCAAGTTAATATGTATGTTATACCTCAAAAAATATATCTTGGAGAATAATGAAAAAGCTAATTCTCATACTGATATTAGTTGGTATTTCATTTTCTGAAATAGTTGGATATTGGTCTGCAAAACATTCAGGAAATGATACACTTTTCGATATGAAAGGGGCTGCAAATGGTATTTCAACAGGGGTGAACGATCCAATTTTTAACCCAGCTCAAAACAATATCTATTTTCATCATGGATTAGGCGGGCTAAATCATGGGAATGATATCGATCGTATCGAAATAGACGGTACACAATTCCATTATACAACCTCTTCTACATTCTCAATCCTCTATTTTGCTCGTACTGACGGAAATGATGGAGGTCGGCATGAGGTATATGACAATATTTTCAATGGTGGAAACAGTATTTCATCACAATTAACCGATACTTCAATATCATATCGATATCTTGACGCTACTCTATACGAGGACTGGAGAAAAACAACAGCTACAAACCGAAATAGATACACATTGGGTGTACAATTGAATACAACTGGGGACAGATTGCCTTATTTCAATACGCAAGCGACTACCGTTACTACTCCAAGAGCTCTATCGGGAAATTACTATAAGGCAAATTCGTTTATGGTTTTAGGTGCGTTCAAAATATCCTCTACAGACTATTATTATGGGAATTATGACCTATATTTGAGTACATTTATCAATTTCAATCATAGACTTAGATCCGCAGAAATTTCAAATTATAACACATTTTACAGAGGCGGTTTTCAATGAAAAAATATATTCTATTGACAATTTTAGTTCTATTTCCTATTATATTACTATCGGAAAGTGAAACGATTGATAGGGAGGAGCTGAAAACAATGATTAGAAACGGTGAAAGTGTTACAGATTCCATTGTAATTGAAGCTTATCTTTCTGAAATACGAGAAGAAATCAAACAAGATTCAATAAATCATGTTAATGATAGCTTGAAAGCTATTCAAGATTCAGTAATTCGTATCCAGAACATTAATTTCTTAAAAAATCTTGGGTATGAAATGGACGGTTCTCTTGCCGATTTTGAAAAGCTATATCCAGCAAAAGACTACGGAGTCAACAAAGCAAAATATGAACATAGCCAATATGCAGATGTAACAAAGCGTATAGATTGGCTGATACAGTGCTATAAGGCACGATAGAGAGGGAAAAGGTGTACAAAACAAACGAACACGCAATGAAAATCATTGAAAAGGTCTTGCAATTAGAGGGGGGGCTTGTGAATGATCCTGCTGATTCAGGGGGTATTACAAACTTCGGTATTACTCTACCATTTTTAAGGCAATTCCAAAAGACTGCAACCGAAGAGGATATAAAGTCACTCACAAAAGAAGCTGCTATTCATATCTATTTGACGCTTTTTTCAATCTCAAAAACTCAATTATTACCAATGCCTTTACAGCCAATATTCTTTGACACTGTTGTTATGTCAGGTGCGAAAAAGGCGGTTGTTTTGTTACAGCGCACACTCAATTTGCCTTGCTATAATAGCGGTCAATATCTACTTGAAGATGGTATTTTGGGAGAAAAAACACTCAATGAACTCTTGAAAATTTGGGAAGATTTTGGATTGCAAGTTGTCAATTCGTACGCAGATATACGAGAAGAGTTTTTCAATGCACATGCTGATATAAGTCCAGCAAAAGAGAAGTTTCTCAAGGGTTGGATTAAACGCAACAACAGCTATAGAGTAGAGGTGTAAGATGAGTGAATACCTTATAGTTCTTGGAAAAGATAGATGTTCTGGTTGTGTTGATCTAAAAAACAAGCTAATTCTCAACGATATCGACTTTCGATATGTTACTGATGAAAAAGAAATCGAAAAATATCGGAAAAACGGTCCATTTGATTTTTATCCTCACGCAATCGTAATCAACCAAAACAATGATATTATAGACATATACCCATATTCAAACGAAAACACAAACCAAATCATACAGCGATTTAAGAAGCGAGGTTCAAGTGCCACCAATTAGTCCAGATTTGCAAGCTCTATCTGATCGAAGATATGAAAATGGTATGCTTGCAAGTACAGTTAAGCATATTGAAACAGATATAACTGAAATGAAAGGTTGTATAGTTCAACATCAAACATGGATAGACCAATTCAAAGGCTCTATTTCTATTATGAAGTGGCTTATAGGTGCATTATGCACAGCCACAGGTATTCAAGTGTTTATGACAGTATCAAAAATTTTAGGAGGATAAAATGAAAATTAGAATGATTCTAATTGTTATTATGTTATTTACTTCAATCGTATTTTGTCAAGATGTTATGGTTGACAGTGCAATTGAGGGTATTACCGTTACAAGTGTTCAAGATTCTATACCAGCGGTACCAGCTCAAGAAACAAGTATATTATTGAAAATTATATCTTGGATAACGGGGTTCTTGACTTCTTCCGTTGGTATTTGGCTTGTCAACAAATATATCAAAAATAAGAATTTGAAGGTTCTTTCTTTTGCAGGAAAATTAATGAAAGATATAGGAGAAATTCTCTTAACTATTTCTAACAGTGAATATTCAGCAACCGACGCCAAAGAACTGCATGACAAAGTTATCGTTGCTCAATCCAAAATTATGAACGGAGACATCTCCTCTCTTGCTTCTGCAGAAACCGATATTGAGCAAGCAAAAAAAGAACTTGCAAAACTCAAGAAAACTCGAAGGGGTTAATATGAAAAAGCTATTCTTTCTTATCTTGGTTTTTTCTTCAATCTCGTTCGCATACACGGGCGTTAGAGTTGAGTTAATGGGAAATAATCATTCAAAATATCAATACAATACAGCAATTGTTACCGATGATTACTGTGTTGGGTGGTTAAAAACATCTGACAACAACATGACAGGGCTATATTATGAAAATAAGATTAATATCGACTTCTCAAAACACATTGGGCTAAGGCTTGGTTCAAGGGAAGGGCTGGGATATTCTTTTGATTTGAAAAAGCCTTGTGTTATTTTTGGATTCAATTCAAGTCTATATTATGATTGGTTCGAAATTATAGCTCAATACCAAACAACAACATATTCAGAAAAAAATAGTATCCTATACCAAGATTCAATATATTTAGGTATAGCGTTGTATTTTAATTTGTTAGAATAGTACCCTCTTCTTCTTCAATATGAGAGCAATTTGCATATTTTGCATGTTGCTCTTTTTTTTTGTTCTTTCTCTGAAAAACGGCTTACAAAACACACCCTATTTAAAGACTTGAAAAGTTTTGAATACTAATTATCATCTTGCTAAAATCAAAGCAAATAAAGGCATTTATGGAGTTAAAACATAATACATTATATAGATGGTTCTTGATTGCTAAGATTTTTATTTTTTTTCAGATTTTTTCAAAAAATTCTCTTTTTTCTTATTCGAAAAATTTTCCATATAGGAATTATTTTCTTTTTCATTGACAAATCGAACAAAAACCATAGAAAAAACATGCTTAATTTTTTGCATTTTGCAAGTCGTTTGCATTTTGCAAATTTTGCAAACCCGCATGGATATTGAGTTTGTGAAGAGCCTTTGCATTTTGCAAAAAAACATTCTAAAATGAACAAAAAATCTATGAACTATTATTTTCAGACTCTGCAGAAAACCGCATGAATATTGAATCTTTGAATATGGAAAATAATTAAAATATTTTTATTTTTTGGCACAAGAACTGCATATATAATATATGTCTGAAAGATGGACGGACTTGAAAACGATGAACCTGCAGAAAAAGATGAAAAGGGTGTAGCTACCTTGCAGGCGACAAAAAAGATAAGAAAGATAAAAAAATAAAAAGTTTTTTATTATTTTTCTTGATAATATCTTTTTCTTTCGTATATTGTATATGTTGAAAGAAACAAATGATATTTGAAATGTCTTACATGAAAAACAAGGTTACCTTGAAATCTTATGATGAAGTCGATGAAGACTATCTTTGCGAAAGATTGAGTCAGACAGCTGATTACATCGGAAGTTGTTTTGGACGCATTCAAGCACGAACTTCTTGTCGAAGAAATGGATATGTATTTGTTATATTTGTCAGCAACGGTGGACAATCTTGTGGTGATGAAGTGGAAAGATTGAAATGCCGTATTTCTGAAAAGGTTGAAAATTACCTTTCTGGAGCAAATGCGTTATAATCTCCCCGTCCCGAGCCGACGGTAAAAGGCTCAAATAAACCGAAACAAAATAATGCCCTGAGGGGCGGGAGAAATTATGAAATATTCTTTTAATCACACAGTCTCAAATCCTTTTTCCTTTGAGAGAATTCTCGAGGATAATAAAGGAAAAGATGTTATTATTGTTGAAACTCCAACAGAGATAGGAGTAATTATATCTTCTCGATTTATTGAAAAGTTTAAAAACACAAATATGAAACTTTTTAATAAATTTTGGTGGGAAATTAGGGATGAGACCAAAAAGGGTCTTTTCCTAAACGCATTAGGTGATATGTGGAAAAAAAATACAACATCCAATGGTTATGTTTCCGTCATTCTTAGAAATGACGATTGGAATATTGATAAAATCTTAAACCATCTTAATGGTTTGGAAAAAGATTTAAAAGGCTGGAGAATTCCAGTCAAGGTAACTATTCCTGATTGCCTCAATGCCAAAACAGAAGTAAAAAAAGAGATAAAAAAACCAACATTTAAGATTTTTATGGGTGTAGAAATAGACCCAGATTTTTAATGCCACCAATTGACACCTCCTTCGTCCTCTATGCGGACTTCGTGGACGAAGTCATGAAGCACCTTGAGGTAAGTGTCCATATCCTCAAGGTGCTTCATGACTTCGTCCACGAAGTCCGCATAGAGGACGAAGTCATGAAGCACCTTGAGGATATGGACACTTACCTCAAGGGACACGGGGAAAACATGCCGAAAAAAAGTGTCATTCGCAAACAAAATGCTGAGTTGCTTGCGAAATTGTCAAATCAGCCTCCGTCAGGGAGCACTGACGATAAAAAGGCTTGAAGATTGCGACCGCAGTCAATTGATCGAAAGGTATTTTGGCTGCGGTCTTTTTTTTTGCTTATAGGTTTTTGAAAAGGAGAATCATGAAAAACCTAATAATCATTGCCTTGATTATGGTTCAAATATCGATTAGTATATTCAATCATTTTGAATACATTTTGATACCAAATTGGGCTATTCTAATAGGTATTTTTGCTTGTGTGGTTTTGTTACTGAAGGAGAAAAAGGAATGACAAAAAAGGAATTTCAAGATAAAATGAAGGTACTTAACAGAAAAATATCGGAAATTGAAAAACAAGGTAAACAACTTAGAGAAAAATGGGAGGAGTTGAAATGATAATGATTAGTTTGCTATTAGCAACGATATTTATAATGGTTACAGTTTTGATTAATGATAAAACAGAGGGCAAATTTGTTTCAGCTATTATAGATTGCGTTATAATTTATGTTGCTTGTTATTTTTTAGTTCATGAAATATTCAAAATAACGGGGTTGAAATGAAATATATCGTTATTTTTGAAAAAGATGGTGAAACTACTAATGTTTCAATTTCAACTGATAGAATAAAGAAATTGCACATTTGTTCTATTTATGATAATACAATTATTATCAATGAAGAAGTTGCAACACCTAATCCTGAAAAAATAGCATTGAATTATGCTGAGTTTTTTTGCAATAATTTTATAAGGGAGGAAAAATGAACTTAGAAGAAGCTATGAAATTATTAGCTGCAATTTCAGAACCAAAGGTAGAACGCTCAAAACAGTATGGTGTTGGAGGAAGTGACATATCGGTTATTTGCAATTTGAATCCTCACAAGAGCAAAGTCCATCTTTGGATGGAGAAAACTGGCAAAACAGAACCAGAAGATTTGAGGAATAACAAGCTTGTCAAAGCTGGTACGCTTCTTGAAAGATTTGTTATTGAAAATTACTTTTCACCAGAACATCCTGAGTATGAAATCTTCTATCCTGACAGAACATTTCTTGGCAATGAAATTTGGCAAAAAGCTAATATTGACGCTCTCTTGTATCACAAAGAGCTTGGCTTTGGTGCTTTGGATGTCAAGACTGGTAGAGATTTGTCAAAACACTTTTGGCAAGATGAGGAAAAAAATTTTGTAGTTAAAGATATGTATGAACTTCAGGCTCAATGGTATTATCATTGTATTCCACAGCTCAATTATTTTATCTTTCCAGTGTTTCTTGGTGGTTATGATTATTTTGAAGTTGAAACAGAACGGAAACAAGCTATTATTGAGGCAATTTTGCCGATTGTTACGCAGTTTTGGCAAGATGTGGAAGATAATACTATCCCTGAAATCGACGGGCGAGAATGCACAACCGACGCTCTAAAACAGCTATATGCAGAAGCTATAAAAGATGAGGTGGTTTTTGACTTTGACAATCAAATTGAAGATGAAATTACAAATTATCTTGAATTGAAAAGTCAAATATCAGAACTTGAAAAACAGAAAAACTATTTTGAGAACCAGCTAAAGTCAAAAATTGCAGACTATGAAAGAGGGAATTTCAAAAATTTGTTTGAAATCAAATATCCTAACTATGAAAGAAAAAGCTATGATACAAAATTGCTATTAGAGCTGTATCCTGATATAGCAAAACAGGTAGAAAAAACTACTAAATACAGAATGTTTTCGGTGAAACAATTTAAGTCAAAGGAAAAGAAATGAGTGAAACATTACTCGACAAATTAAATCAAGCAGTTGAAACAAAACCAGAAGTCAAGAAAGAAAAGGACAAGCCTAAAACAGCTCTTGATTTGATAAAAGATACAAATATGCTGAATCAGTTTACGATTGCTTTGCCAAAGCATATTGACGGCAAGCGATTCCAAAGAATTGCATTAACGGTTTTGAGAACCAATGAAAAATTACAGCAATGCAATCCATACAGCGTTATTGGTGCATTAATGAAAGCCGCTCAATTAGGTTTAGAACCTGATTTGCTTGGTCAATGCTATCTTATACCATTTGGGAATGAATGCCAATTTATCGTTGGTTATCAGGGTTTAATAGAGCTTGTGATTCGTACGGGCAAAGTTTCCAAAATTCAAGCTCAAATAGTCTATGAAAATGATACTTTTGAATGCACTTTTGGGGATGGTGGAAGGTTATTCCATCAGCCTAATTACGATAGCGACAGGGGAAAAGTTAGAGGTGCTTATTGTTATGTTGCACTTACTGGTGGTATTTCTTTCTATGAATTTATGTCAACTTCTGAAATTGAAAAAATTAGGGACAAATATTCTAAAAACAAAGGTGATAATTCAATATGGAAGAACTCTCCTGAAGAAATGTTCAAGAAAACAGTAATCAGAAGAGCTTTTAAGATGTTACCAAAATCAACAGATTACAGGAGTGTCAACGACACACTCAATGCTGATTATCAAGTTGTGAAAGGAATTTCACAGGGAGAAGTTGAAATGGAAACAGCCGAGTATGAAGAAGTAATTTCTTAAGCCCCTTTATAATATCACAACAAACCCACAAGCCCACACACAGGGGGCTAATTACCCCCTGCCTGCCTGCCTTGAAGGAGGAAAAATGAATATAATTTTATATATTCTTATAGGTGTAATTTTAGGATTAGCTATTACTATGATTTTACCTATTATAGAGAAAAAAATTAGCAAACCTAAAGACAAATTTTGTTTAACTCATCAACAAAAATATGAGATTGAAGCAAAAATCAATATTTTGAGTAGAGAAGATATACTAAAAAATAGAATATATCATGTTTCAAGTATTAATAATTCTGTGTTATATATCGATTTAGAGGCTGTTGATTATATGCAATTAGGTGATAATTATCTTAAAATTCAGTTTATTGCGTCAATTGTTGGAGTCGATACAAATAATATAAGGGGTTATATTAATTTATATTATATTATTTGTCTTTGGCAAAAATACCATGAATTAACATAACAAATATATTTAAAAACTAAGGAAATAAAATGAACTTCTATGAAGCAATAAAAGCAGTTATGGACGGAAAATCAATGAGGCTTGTCTATTGGAAAATTGGTACAATAATTAAGCTCCATGAAGGGACGATTTTTTTATATTTTCCGAATAGAAAATATTGTCCCTATAGAATTACAAAACATGATATTGAAAAACAATGTTGGGAGGAATATCATGGAAAAAATGAGTAAATCTGTAGAACGAAGATTGGCTATTCAAGAACAAAACAATGACACAACTTGTGAAACATTCGATGAGTTAGCCGAAACTTCAAAAAAATATAATAACCTTTCAGCACCCGAAATGCTGACAATTGACAAGGCGTTTGAAACTATCCTCAAAGAGCAAATAGAAAAACTTGCTAATCTAGAACAAATAGACTTGTATATTGAAAATGAACGATTGAAACAAGAGCTTGCAAAACTGAGAATGAGTAATCTATCTCTTGAGGGATTATTTTTTGTCAACCCTGGAAACTTGCCAAAATATGAAACCTGATAACTTCTGTCAAAAATGCTTTGAAACAGAGCTAAAACGATTATTCCCTATCAATATTGAACTGCCTGCTCACTACAGACCGATATTCATAGGTAGAGTTGCTGGAATCAATTGTTATAGGTTTTTAGGTCAATTTATGGTCAAAATTGACGGACAATGGAAAGGACAACAAGTACAATAACCTTTTTCGTGAGGTCACGAAAATGATGGAGGAGAAATGAGAGAAATCAAATTTAGGGCGTGGGATACACTAAACAAGAAAATGATTACAGATTTTATTGACGGTGGTGAAAAAGCTTTCTTAGATAAATGTGGAATACTTTGTTATTACTACCGATATATTTTAATGCAGTTCACAGGACTAAAAGACAGAAATGGCAAAGAGATTTATGAGGGGGACTTATTTAAACTTGGTGCTGAAAAAGAAGTATTTGAGGTTCGATTTGAGCATGGTTGTTTTTTAGCTTATCATAATAACAAACAATATGGATTATTAGGTGAACTTCAAATGCGTTTTATCTTGGTTATCGGTAACATCTACGAGAACCCTGAACTTTTGGAGGAGAAATGAACACATCCGAAGCGTTTAAGTTATTAAATAATTCAAATAAATCAATACGAAGAAAAGGCTGTAAACATATAATAATACATGGTCAATATAAATTCTTTGTAGTAGAAATATTAACACGAAGATTTGAGGAAAATCTTAGTATATTGAGTATGGAAGACATCATTGCAGATGATTGGGAAGAAGTTAAAAAAACAAAGGACAAAAATGAAACAATATAAAAATATTGATATACAAACAAGCGAAGAAAACGATTGCTATGATATATTAGTTAATGATGAAGAAATTGGACAAATAATATTAATGATTGATGGCGATAAACCATCTCTACCTGAATATTTTTTTGAACCAGATCAATGTTATTCATATTATACCGAAGCGATATTAACCGATATTTTAAATTTTATGAAAAAACTTAACAAGGGATAAAATAATGAAAGATTATTGTGAATGTAAAGACTGTAAACAACCAGAATACAATACGAACTCAGCTAATAAATTAGTTGAATGTAATCTTGGCAATGTAGTAGTAACTATGTGCAAAAACTGTTTAAATAAGATTTTCTCTTATATTAATGGGGGTAAAATATGAAAACAGTATTTTTTGGTGTCGTAGAAAAAGACGGTCAATATTACATCTCGTTTGCATATCAGGAACATCTCGATGAGAATCGAATACCTGATTTTGAGTTGGAAGAAGTGAGTGTATTGAGGAATCTTCATTTGAATTTTCTCATTGAAACACAAGAAAACATTTATCAGATTATCACAAAAGCATTAACAGTCAATTTTCTTCGCATACAAGATAGTTGGAAAATTAGCAGTATAGAATATTGTTATTCAAAGAAAATTGAAAGCCTCTTAGAGGACATGATATGAAAAACAACATTTGGAAAATCTGCAAGAAAGAAGAAATTAACTCAAAGCTTGAATTTAGCCGTGTGTTTGCCATAGGAAACCATGTATTCGCAATAGATGGACATATTATCGGCTTTGTCAAGACAAGGTTTTTTAGCCCCATTTTGAAGGTATTTAAGCCTAAGTTTTGGGCGGTTGAAAAGACTATTTCTGATACAGTTAATATTTGTGAAATCATACCAGAAGAGCAAAACACTGAAACGGACAAAAAATGGAATGAACTCACAGGTACAATAATCAACCCTATTTCAGAAGAAAATTATAGCTCAATATCTTTTTCTCTTGATACTCTCTTGAAGTTGAGAAATATCTTCGATAAAGACGGTATAACGGTCTATTTTCCGAAAAACAAAGATAAAATATGCTATGCTACTCAATATGATAGCGATAATCTTGGTGTTTTGATGATGCTTGCCAAACCAGAAAAGAATTTCGAGAAGGTGAATTCACTTATTTCAGAAGTCAAAAAATCATTGGAAGGAGAAAAATGAGTAACAAAGATGAAATACTCGAAAAAGCTATTCAATCATTGACAATATCTGAATTGCAGCAGATAGTCAAAACAGCAGTATTTGAGATGGAAACCGATGATTATATCATAACATTTCAATATAATAAAAATTCCTATATTGAAATATTAAACTACCTAATCCAACAAACAAACAATAATGAGGATGGGGCTAATATAGCTCTGAGAAAGGAATAAAATGAAGCCACCTAAAAAATACTCAATGCAATACTATATCAAAATGTTAGGTCAAGACTACTTAAATTTGATGCTTCGCTATTTGCCAGAAATTGAGAAATATCGACAACAGCACGGTGAACTACCATTTGAATACACGGGCGATATGGAATATTGGGACTATTACTACTTCACCGAGTACTCGAAGCGTTTTGGGGTACACAATAGCCAATTTTTAACTCCACCAGAGACAGCGAAAAGGATGGTAGAAATGCTTGAAAATTATGATATTTCCAATAATTCTATATTTGAACCGTGCTGTGGAAGTGGAATGATAACACGAAAATTAAAAAATACATCAATATATTCATATGATATTGATTGTTTTGATACTGATTCAAGGCTAATTGAATTTTGTAAGATAAAACTAACAAGTAAAGTTGTTATCGAAGAGTTTGACTTCATATATCATAGCAAAGATATATATGTAGATGGAGCTTTTCATAATCTCATCTCAAACCCACCTTACGAAAAGCTTTTCGAGTTTTTCCAGTACATAGACAAACACTTAGCTATTGGCTCAATATCGGTTTTACTCTTGCCGTGCAATACATTCCAGAAGCGACAAAACAAACAATTCAAAGCAATCATTGACAGATATTCAATCCTTGAGGAAGAACCGAATCCTATACCATTTGTCAATACAAAAATTCAAACATCTATTTTCGTGATGAGAAAGGAGAAATAATGAAGGAAAAGAAAATAAATAAGAATTTCGGTAAACTTGTACGAGCTCAAAGAAGGGGCTTAGACCTATCTCAAATAGACTTGTGTTCAAAGACTGGTTTATATTCATTTGCTCTATCAAGTCTTGAAAAACACGGTGTTTTGCCGTCCTCAATACATAATGACTGGCTACCTAAGCTTTGCAAAGCTTTGAAGCTTGACTATCAAGAAATTAAAAAATTACTTGACAATTGAAAATTCATAATGTACTATGTACTTGCAATGATAGAAAACAAATTAAAATACAATAAATTTAGCCCCTTGAGAGAGATATAAGACTTCAATTCTATCATTGCAAACTCTCAAGGGGTTTATATTATATCGAGGTAATTTATGAGTGAAGAACAAGGTTATATTAAACTATACAGGTCTTTACTTGATTGGGAATGGTATGCCGATAATAACACAAAATGTTTATTTATTCATTTATTACTGATTTCTAATCACAAAGACGCTTTTTGGAAAGGGAAAGAAATTAAACGAGGACAGACTTTTACTTCAATAAAACATCTGTCAAAAGCATTAGGTCTCTCAGAGATGATGATAAGAATTTCTTTGAAAAAATTAGAAAAGTCCCAAAATATAACAAGCAAAACAACAAACGAAGGAAGCCTGTTAAGTGTTTGCAATTACGACACTTATCAAGGTCAAGATTTGCCGAGTAACAAGCAACATAACAAACGAATAACAAGCCATCAACAAGCCAATAACAAGCCAATAACAACAAACAATAATGATAAGAATGATAAGAACGAAAATAATGAAAAAGAAGTTGGAGAAGCTAAAGCTTCTCTTGTGGAAATATCCACCTCTGAAGTAATGAAGTCTTGGAATGATTTTTGTTTTCTGTATGGTTTTAATCCGATTAGGTTTATCACTGGCAAGAGGAAAACTGCGTTGAGGGAAAGGTTACGAGATAATAAAGCTTTTTTAGCTGATTTTCAGAAAGCTCTTGAATGTATACTTCAATCAGATTTTTGCAGAGGAAACAATGACAGACAATGGACAGCTGATTTTGATTGGTTAATGCGTCCAGATACTGTTACAAAGCTTCTGGAGGGCAAATATTCAAACAATCGGAATAATAACATACAAGCCTCAATATCCATCTCTAAATCACTATGGGATGACAAACCGACCGATACAGAGGAACAAAGAGAAATCAACGCAAAAGTAAGAGCTGAAGAAGCAAAAATTAAGGCAAAAAAGGAAGCATATGAATTACGGCAAAAACAGTTTTCAACCAATTGAGAATCAAATTTCAATCATATTTCATACCTCAAAATATTCGGAACAACGAAGACAATCAGAAATTGATAAAATTAGTCTTCGAGTTGAATCACAGAAATCTCAATTGAAATCCATAGTATCGAGATGGTTTCTATATGAAGATGAAATTGTTAGAATAACTAATCAATTATATATGAAAAAACTCCGCAACAACCTCCCTTTTTTGAATGAGAAAGTTGACCGAAATATAGATAAAAACTGTCTATTTTTAGACAAATATTTTCCATTTTGGAGCAATGAAATTCTTGATAAAATCGACATCGAAATAAGGGAATTTCAAGCGGGTCTTATAAAATTTGTGCCAAAACGATATTCAGAGCTAAGAGCAAACACATTTTCAGATGACTGTTTTCAAGAGAAATACAAGAATTTGATTATATTTTCTTCAAATCTCAATAGACAGTTTTCGATAATCTTAACACTTAGGCAAATGCTTCTGAAAAACCTAAGTTTTAAGGAAGTTAAAATATCCTATTTCGACAATTTCCTTTCTCACATCCGAAAGATTGATACGAGCTTTGATAGTGATACTAACCTTGAGAATGAGTATCAACTCACAAGACATGTTACAATTGACAATCTCAATCCAAATATTCCAATTACATCAGCTCAAAAAAGCTATTTGAGGAATCTGATTAATACATGCTACGATAACGATATTTCGCTTTTCATCTCAACACAGTCAACAATGGATGAGTTTAAGGCAATTACTGAAAATCCAAAACATCTGTATTATGATGAAATCTCTTGGTTATTTCGCAAATCTCAACTTAAAACAATTAGTGAATGGGATTTAAGGGAATTTGACGGCAACAAACAAACAGAATGGGCTTAAAAACCCATTTTAACCAGAAAGGAATATAAAGATATGGTTAATGGAAAACCACCTAAAAAACAAGAAATAAAGGGCTTAAAATTCAATAAGGAACTATTGGATATTTTCCTTGTGAAATTAGGATTTGAAAAAGAGTTCAAATTTGCAGCTAATCGAAAATATCGAGCTGATTATTGTTTTATTGAGAAGAAAATTATTGTTGAATATGAAGGTCTATCTTGCGATAGGTCAAGACACACAAGTATTGTTGGATATTCCAATGATTGTGAAAAATACAATCTTGCTCAAAAATTAGGGTATATTGTGTTGAGATATACCACCTTGAACTGTTGGCAAGCTATAGCAGATGTTGAGGAATTGCTTGGAAAGGAGCAAAAATGAACAGTAAAACAACTAAAACACTATGTGAAAAATCTGTAAATGGGCATTTCGAGTATTGTGCAATGTGTGTTATTGACAATCAAATATGTGGTTTTTTCTGCTTGAAATATGAAAAACCGCTTGATTCGAGAGAAATTAACGGAAAATTAAGAGCTAAAAAATGTGAGGAGTGCAGAAATGAAATCCGAGATTGATGACTACAAAAAAGGAATAAGGATCATTAGAGATAATTTGACTTTTATTCAGATTGAACTTAATGAAATGTCATGCTATTATATTAATAAGCAATGCGGACTTAAAAAGAAAATAATTATGAAGTGTCAACATGCTATTTCTACAATGAAAAGGTTTTTAGATTGCGTGAAAAAGAAGCAAGACAGACTGGAATATTATAATATTTATTCATTAGGAATAAACATTAAAGATATTAAGTTTTTATACTATTATATTAAGAACTTACACAGTCGATATATTCCTAAAAATCTAAAAAAACATTATTCTGATATAGTTTATAATATAATGAGTTTAATGTATGAGGAAAAACATGACTATGATAACTATAGGTCGGAGTTGAAAAAACCAATAATTACAATAACTGAACTGTATGGGGTTAATATAATAGTATAAAAACTTTTGAAACCATAAAAATGGAAAAAGAAATTAAAAGACGCATACAGTCTATCTATAGTATATTAGATGAACTATGTGAAATTAATAAAGATGACAAGATTTATCTTGAACAATGTGAAGAATTTAGATTGGATTTAGAGGGGCTTGAAGTCCCTGTATGTGAGGAGGAGAAGAATGAAAGATTTAACCCTTGAAATAGCACGAGAAATGCTAAAATTGATAGCAGATAACCATGATAAAAAAAGTAATTGTGATAAAAGATGTAACACAATTGATTTTTGTGAAAAAAAAGATGGTCGATATGTTTGCAAAAAAGCATTCCTTGATTATTGGCAACAATTAGCAGAAAAATCACTGGAGGAACAAAAATGAATGAAACGGCATTGTCTTTAGTAATAGTAATGGGTTTTATGTCAACGTACGCTCTAATGATATTGGGAATAATAACATTTGCTTACTGTATTGTAAAATACGCATGGAAATTATTTTTGCGCTGGTATGATGTTTATGCTATGATGCTAATAGTTTTACAGAAATTCCCAATAGTAACAAAAGAAGATTTAGACTATTATTACAAAAAAGCATTAAAAAGAATACAGGAAAAGGAGAAAAAATGAATTTTACCATTCATATAATGAAAGAGGATGATATACTCAAATTTGGTATTGAGTATAATAATGATTCCTATATTATACAGACCGACCAATTAAATTTGGTTAATAATTTTGACATTACACCAGATGAAATATGTCTTCAATTATCAAAATATATATATGAAAATATTATATCAAATAAAAAACGATTAGCAGAAAAATCAATCGAGGAGTAAAAATGATTCTATATTCAATCCAAAACCAATTCATCTATTTCAGCTATCCTGAAGATGTTGAAAAAGGATATATGACAGATACAACTATACCAGAAGCAAGACACCTTATGAAGCTCTTTGGAATAGCCGAATACGAAGAGAATAAGTACGAAATATCAAGCCTTACAGAAAGAGAAATAATTATTCTTTCTGGTATATTGGCTATGTTTTTCAAGCCAAGCAAGAAGCTTGAAGAGATAATATTGAAAGCTACATCATATGGAGCTTAAACAATATCAACCAGTCGAAAATATAGAGTAGTTCAAAGGGAGGTGAAAAAATGGATGATGTTACACTGGAAAAAGTTGCATTGTTAAATCGGTTAGAAAGAAGAAATTACTATAATAGTCATAGAAAAGACTTTCTAAATTGGAAAGATTTTTGTGAGCAATTAAAAACAACACAAGATTAATTACAAAGGGAGGTGAAAAATGACAGAAGAAAAGCGTAAAGAGTTTGAAGAAATCACAAAGCCTATAATGAAATGGCTTAATGATAATTTCCATCCGCATGCACAAATAAATATTACTACTACACACTGTGAAATGTTATTTGGAGAAGCATCATATACAACAGATGAATTTGTACAAGATTAATTACAAAGGGAGAGGGCTAATAACCTTCTCCCTTTTTTTATTTGACAATAGGAAAATATTTCCTTGACTTGCAATCGTAAAAGTTTTATAATAAATATAGGAGGTTGACAGTATGAAAGAAAAACAACCTAAGAAAGTTGGTAGACCAAAAGCTATTCTTAATTGGAAAAAGATTGCTGAATACATACAGGCTGGGTGTTCTACTGTTGAGATATCAGCTAAATTTGGGGTTGATGTTACTACACTGCATGACAGATGTGTAGAAGATAATGGGAAAAACTATTCTCTATTTTCCCAAGAAAATAAATCAAAAGGAGATGTTCTCCTAAGAAAGATACAGTTTGATAAGGCAATTAAAGGAGATAACACAATGATTATTTGGCTTGGCAAGAATCGACTCGGTCAAAGAGACAAACCAGAAGAGACTCCTGACGGTAATCTTCCAAAGTTTGAAATCAATATAACGATTGATAAAAATGAATCAACAGATAAATAAAATAAATCTAAAATGGAAAACCGATAAGGCTCTTGACTTCCTTCAATCGAAGAAGAAAATAAATATTATAGCTGGTGGTGTGAGAAGCTCTAAAACCTTCACTGGTGCTGTAAAAGGTATTCTCTATACTTTGCAAAATAGCAATTGTAGAGGGCTTTGTATAGCTCCGACTTATCCAATGGTGCGAGATGTATTGATTTATACTTACAAACTTATTCTCAATAGTTTTGGTGTTATTTGTGGGAAGCATTATCAATACATCAAAAGCGAGCACATGTTTATATTTATTAACGGTTCAGTTATATATTTTCGTTCTGCAGATAAGGATGACGCTTTACAGGGCTTAACTATCGATTGGGCACATATTGACGAAGCGGCGAGATGTAAGAAGCAAATCTACTTTACTGTTATTGACCGTGTTTCAAAAAGTCCGCTTGGTATTTCGCAAGTGTTTCTCACATCAACTCCGACTGGACAGAACTATCTATTCGATGAGTACGAAAAATATAGAAGCAATGATAATTATTTCTCTACAACGATATACACTGAAGAGGCTGGACTTGTATCTCAAGAGAATATAGAATTTGCAAGACAAAATATGGATCGTCGAACATTCCGACAGCAGTATTATGCAGATTTCGTTAGTTGGGCTGGTTTGGTATATGATGAGTTCACTGATTTGAATATTACTAATTGCCAATACAATCCTAATCTACCCGTTTATGTTGGGCTTGACTTTGGATGGAATGATCCTGCAACAGCTATCTATTGCCAATACGATTCAATGCTTGACACTTGGTATATTATCGGTGAGTTCTCACATTCCCGAGTTATGCCTGAAACGATGGCGAGATATCTTAGAGGTGAGGAAGAGGTTTTTATAGGTGGAGAAGTTTTTAAAGCACCGATTCCTTATCAATATGTCGAAAGGTTTATTTCTGGACACGAGGGCTTGAGTTCAAAACAAGAAGCTGGTGGACAGTCTATGAAGAAAATCTTTAGGAATTACGATATAAACTTAGAGGCAAAATACCATAAGATATTTGATAGGATAATGTCAGTTAGAAGTAAGATATTACTTGCCGATAATTCAATACGATTCTTTCTCGACAAACAATGTAGTGGGTTGAGAAAGGACTTGTTTTCATATCATTATCCTGAGAAAGATGGCATAATAGCTGGTGAACTACCAGATGACAGTATAGACAACCATCAATATTCACATAGGATACATGCATTAGAGTATGTAATTGACACAATCACACCAATTAAGAAAATTCAAGAATGGAGAATATAAAAAATGGCTAATAAAGTAATTAGAAACATGTACAGCTTTGTAGATGCTCTTGCAGTTGGTGGCATTAAAAACACCTCACCACTTACGAAAGAATGGGTTAATTTCTTATTTCTTAAGGCAAGAAGTAACGCTTCGGAGGCTTGGAAACAAGAGATTGAAAAACGGATTGACTACTATCATGGACGGCAAACCGATTATCTTGAACGGATATTTCAAGAGCAATTCAAAAACAACAAACAATTGTTGCAGCAGTTATATTTCACAAATGTAGTCAAACAAGTTATCGACAAAATATCGGTTGTTTACACTGGTTCGGTCAAGCGAGAACTCAAATATACCGACTTCCCTGATAGAGAAGTACCTCAAGAACAAATTGATCTTTGGAATTATATCCAAAAGAAGTCACGATATGATAGAATAATGCAGACAGTCAACAAATATGTTAATCTTGTTGGTACAGTTTTGATAAGACCACGCTTTTCAGATAGCAGAAAAACCATCATGCTTGACATTTTAACCCCTAACATATTCGATGTTATGCCTGATGAGTTTGATCCACAATCGGCATACGCTGTAATCTATGTCAAGCGAGAAGACGACGATTACATGCTATCTTACGATATTACTGAAGATTCAAATGAAGAGGTTTATTTCTATTGGGACAAGGAATTTTTCAAGAAATTTACGATCTCAGGCGAGATATACGATATTGAGGAAAATGAAGAGGGCGTTAATCCTTATGGAGTTATTCCATTTGCAAAGTTTGTCAATGAAATAGAGACAGAAGGTTATTATATCGATGGTGGTTATGAGTTAATTAATGCTCAAGACAATATTAATATCAAACTCACTGAACTAAACAACCTAATCAAATTTCAAACATTCTCAATTCCAGTAATCTATGGAGATTTAAAAACTGAACTAACAGTAATCTCACCATCAAAACCGATAGTAATTCCGCTTGGTTCTGCAGATGAATCAGCACCACGATTTGAATTTGTAACACCTTCCCCAAATATAACAACTATTCTCGAGGAAATATCTCAAGAAGTACAAAGGATAGCACAAACTTACGGTCTATCAATGAATGATTTCAAACTTGAAGGGAGTGCGTCAAGTGGCGTTGCATTGAAACTACAAAATCGACACTTAGATGAACGCAGATTGCTTGATCGAACTTTCTACGAAGACAGTGAACAAGAGCTTTTCGATGTTATCAAAAGCGTTTGGAATGTAGAGTGTCAGTATTTAGAGGACGGCAACAAATACAAGAACAAGAAACTTGATGAGAATCTTGAATTATTTGTTGCGATTTCTGATCCAGTCTATCCAGATGATCCACAGTCAATGCGAGACCAAATAGAATGGGAACTTGAGAAAGGTTTTCTCACAAAACCACAGGCATACATGAAATTATATGGATGTTCAGAGCAAGAAGCTATCAGTCAGCTTGAGAAAGTCAAACAAGAGCAAGAAAAAGAAGATGAGGAGAATCCAACTCTAAATAATATTCAAAACCCCTCAGCCAAGCCACAGAGCAGGGTTAAAATGGAAAACATAGAGGATAAGCAAGAGATTGATATGTCTCAAGATGAAAACGATAATTTTGAGGACATTGAAGGGGTATAATGGATATTGAAAAACTAACAGATAATCTAATCAATCAGCTTAAGAAAAATACCAATAATTCAATTGACAATCTCAAATCTTATATGCTCAATGAGTTAAAGCGGATGGAGCTTGACAAGGGCAAGGTGGACTTAACCTCAAAGTCAAATGTCGAAAGATTGAAAAGATTAAAATCAATGTTAGTAACAAAATTATCGGCAAGTGGCTATGAAAAAGGAATAAAGGAAGTTGTCAAAGATTTTGACTCAGTAATCGATGTCTATAATCAGAACACAGAAGCAAATGTAAATGATATACCAAGACTAAAGGTACTACAGAAGACAACCTTAAAAGAAATAGGTGGTAGAAGTGGACTGGTAACAAATAAAATACGCAATGAATTTGACACTTATCTTAAGAAAGGTGGTTTATTCAAGGCATTGCTCAATAATATCGAAAGCGGCTTAAACTCGTATAAATCAGCGGCTTATACGATTGGGAACACTGGTGTACAGATGGCGAGTAGAGTTGTTAATGCTGATATTGCCGAGCAACTTGGTATTGATTGGTTCACATACTCAGGAAACAAAGACCGAATAACAAGGCAATTTTGCAAGGATATTCTCAATGGTATTAATCCTAATACAAAAGCCCCAAATTTCTCAGGTAGATATTGGCATATTTCAGAAATAAGAAAACTTGACAATGGACAGATAGCCAATTGTCTTGACTCAGGTGGTGGTTACAATTGTCGACATGACTGGTTACAAGTTAGTCAGGCAAAAAATGCAGAGTTAAATGAAAAATATTCCTCAAAAATTAAGAATTAGGAAAATATTTCATTGACAAAGAAAGTAATAAAATTTATAATGTTAATAGGAGGTAGTATAAGTGCCTAATGACAAGAAAAAATTTGCAAGTAAATCACAGTTCAGATTGTTTTGGCTATTGAAGAAACAAGGCAAAACTACCAAAGCAAATATTAAGAAAAGATTATCTAATAGCGGTGGTTATAAAAAATTACCACAAAAAAAGAGGTAGGAAATGGCTAAATCAGCGTTATCTAAGAGACAACTTGCATATCTTGGTGCAAATGTTTTTGTTCACTACAAGAAAGGTGGCAAGGTTAATACATCTGCGAGTATGGCAAAGAATCGAAAGGTTATGAAATCTTCAGAAAGGAAGCAATACCTACAGTCAAGAGGTGTAAATAAATCTACATCATTGACTTCAAAAGGTTATACAGCTAACAAGAACAAATCTAAAGGCTTCCAAGTTTTCAAAAAGGGAACTCAAAAGATTAAGGTAATTTAATTTAACTAAACTATAAGAAAAAAGGATTTTCCGAGATGGGAACATTTACACTAGAGCAGATAAACGAGTTTGTCAGTAACTTTCCTGATACAGTACGAGAAGACATAAGGGCTAAGTTACTTACACCGAGTTCATTTTTGGACTATTATAACAAGACTGCAAACGCATTGAAAGAAGCTAATGAAGAAGCTATGTTAAGACGGTTATTCATTGAAAATACTTTCAAAGCAAGGGGCGAGAAGCCACCTACAAACTCAGAGATCAAAGAGTTTATTGAAGCGATTTCACTTGTTACAGATGAAAACGGTGCTATTGATGAAGACAAATTCCGTGAGTTAATTTCAGATAATTCCGATAAAATTATTGAACTTATTGAGGAAGAAGGATTTGACTCAGAAGTATTTGGATTAACAGAAACTGAAGAAGGATACCAATTCACTGATGATTTAGAATTTGATGATGGTGAAAACGATGATGAGAATGCCGATAATATCGACAACCCTCAACTAACTGAACTACAGTCAAAGCTTGCTAAAATCGAATTGGAAAACAAGAATCTTGCTCTAAAAGATTATTTGAGAAGTCAAGGGGCGAGTGAATCGGCTCTTAACAAACTAATTAAACTCTATGAAAGCCCTAATCTTGACAGTGTTGCAAGTGATACAGAGAAAGAAGCACTAAGGCAACAGCATATTGAAGAGTTTAAAGCCGATAATTCATGGGGCTTTCAATCAACTCAACCACAACCACAACCGAAAAGAATTGGCACTGATAACACAGCTATTGCCAATAGAAGTGGTCAAAGTGTTACTATTGATACGCTTAACAAGCAATATCAAGAAGCAAAAGCGAGTAATGATATTTTTGCAATGCTAAACATTAAAACAGAACTTGAAAAAATACAAAAATAAGGAGAAATAATGACATCATTTATTTCAGGTACTCCGCCAAACCTCAGCTCAAGCCTTACTAACGGGATTCGTGATGTAAGTGATATTTGGACTGCGGTATTAAAGCGAGACAAGGGAATACTTTCATTATTGAAAGAAGAGAGCCGTGATACAATCTCTACAGATGGTAAGTTTGAATGGATTGAAGCGGTTTATGATTACGAATACGACACACTTGCCAATGGTGGTGCTGTTGCTGATACAGATACAACTTTCAAAGTTGCTAATCCTGCCAGATTTAAGACTAACATGATTATTATGTTCAGAGGTTATTATGAGACAATGCGAGTTATTGCAGTTGACACCATAACAGGTCTTTTAACCGTTACAAGAAGCTATAATACTATTGCAGCTCCTGCCAGTGTTGCCGATTTAACCATTGTCGACATTATTAATCGTCCAGAATTTCAGAACTCAAGAGCACATGAAAATCCAATTTTCGAGCATACAATCCAGTACAATTATTTCGAGATTCTCCGAGAAGATATACCTTTCTCAGAAAATCTTGTCAATACTGCACAGTATGGCTACGCAACACCAGAAGCCTATGTCAACGAGCAATTACTTGAATTTATGAATCGTGAGAAAAACCGACTCAATCGTTCAGTTATGTTTGGTGAAAGATATGCTGAAAGCATTGCTCTTAACCGTCCCGCTACAATGAGGGGTATTTATACTTGGTTAAGACAGGCAAGCACAAACTCCTACGATGCCTCTACTTCTGCCTTGACTGCGAGAATGATAAACGACAGATTAGAAGAAATCTATCAAGATGATTCTGCTGCTGGTAGTGTTGTAATGCTTATGGATGTTATCCAAGCAAGAGTACTGTCAACATTCAATACTGCAGTTGCTAATCAGCTCAAGACCGTTAATTTCAATGAAACAGCAGCTGCTGGTGTTACTGCAGTTACACAGTTCCAATCTGATTTTAACGCCGCTCCAAATGTTACAATCATTGTCGACAAAGCCGCTCCTGCTGGTACTCTTGCCTTCTTGAATACCAACAAAATCAAGCTTGTCTATGCTCCAAACGGCAAAATGTACACTAAGGACACTACTCCAGTTGATTTACCAACAGGTGCAAAGCGTACAATGGTTTATGCTCAAGTCAGTCTCGAAATGCGAGATTCACTGTATTCTCATGCTTTAATTTACAACGCTAAAAAGACACTTTAAGGAGATGAAATACAATGAAAAAGTATAGAAATACTGACGATTCCAATGCAATTAACAAGGCTATTACTAATATTACTACTGTACCAGTTTTAGGGGTACACGGTATTGTAGTAGATGAAACAATTGTACAGACAATCCTCATTAGCCCGTTAGCTGCAGATACTCCTGATAATTCTCAGATTGTTATTGATGAAATATCAATTGCAAACCTTACAACTATTACAGCAAATGATACTAATTATTGGACTTTCCAAATCCATAATGAAACTGATTCGCTTGATTTACTTGTTGCTGCTAAGACTACCAAGTCAACCGGTGGAAGCACAATGACAGCTAAAACAATCTATAATCTTGGCACACTCCAAAATGCTACTCTTGGCTGTGGAAAGGTTATTGAATTTCAAGCTACTAAATCCTCAAGTGCTACAGATATAACAAACCTTATTTGCTCTATAACTTGGCATTGGGCTTAGGTGTATAATGAAATTTAGGACACTTGAAAATCACGATCACCATCTTGGAAATGGAAAAGACATTGATATTCGTTTCAATAGAGGGCTATATGAAACAGAGAACGAAAAAGAGATTGAATTTCTCAAAAATCATTCTTCGATTAAGTTAGTTCTTGAGAACGAAAATAAACCTATGAAAAAAGGGAAATAACATGAAAAAGATTATTTTCATATTTCTACTTCTGATACCAATTATGCTATTTTCGCAAGATCACAAGTTCACTGGTATAGAATTAGATCATATTCAACTGAATGGGAACGCTACCTTTGGGAATGCTTCTTCTGATACACTTGTTATCGGATCAAGGATTACAGGGAACATAAACCCAACACACACTGATACTTTCGATCTTGGCACAAGTTCTTTGAAGTGGCAAAGCTTGTATTTATCAACACTCATGAAAGCCGATACAATATCAACAAGGAAGCTAACTGTAACTGGTACTGCTACGGTGTCAATGACCGTTACAGCTTCGCTTTATGCTGATTCTACGAGAAGGGCTTTGACAAGTAATTATGCCGATTCTACAAGAAAAGCGGTTGCAAGTGTGTTTGCGGATAGCTCAAGAGTTTCAGTAACAAGTAAGGCATGTTCTGGTACTTCTGCAGTGGCAACTTATGCCGATTCGGCAAGAGTTGCAGTTAATGCAAAAGATGTGGATACAACTGGTACAAAAATTCAAACAGCTCTTGGCAATAGGTGGAAAACAACAGATACAGTTACTTATGCAACAACTGGTCTTGATGTTGATACTTCTGGAACAAAGATTAACGCTGCTATAAATGCAAGATTGCCAATTACTAAAATTAAGTATGGTGGAACAACTTATCCTGCAGAAACCATTAGAGAAGCAATCTACTTAGCTGGGGTAACTGTTTATTCTGTACCCTATGTAACATTTATTAATTTGCCTTCGGATTCTACTAACTCCCTGCGTATTACACTTGTACAAGATTCGTTAATTGTTTCAATCTTGCCTGCAGATACAGCGTCAGTTAGAGGAAAATACCTAAGATATTCGGTACTCGTACCATAAACCAATCTAATTTGCAAGGGCTTGAAAAACAGCCCTTGCAAGCTTAAGGAGCGTATAATATGCCATCAACAGCACCAACACTAACTGCAGATACAACAAACAATAATCTTGCTAATGATATTGTTTTGACTTTCACCGACAACGCTCTTTGGAGAGCTGCAATTACTTCAGTACAAGTAACTGGTACAACTATAACAAGCGCATATTATACGATAATAGCTGGTCAAATAACCATTAAAAACCCATTATTTGCAATATTTGAAGAAGCTGGACTTTATACTATCTCTATCTTAGCAACAGGTTATAACGCTACTACAGTAGAGCAAACAATAACATGTGCTAAATGGACGGACTTGGTATTGTATGGAGACGGTTCAGAAAGCCCCGCTTTAACCGATAATCGAGAGGAATATGAGAAATTATTATTAAGTTTGTCAACAGGATATATAACGAGAATAGCAAAAACAACGGTTAAGAATTTCATTTTTGAAAGATTGATATTCTACTTCAAAGAAAAACAAATCGACATTGACAATTCGGCAAGTATTTATAACAGTTCAAGCGTTAATCTTGCTAATGTTATCTATCTTTTAGACCACATTGTCAATCCAATTAGATTAAGGCAAGCAAGCGTGTTTTATTCGCTTTACTTGCTCTTTAATCGACAATCGGTTTCACCAGAAGACCAATATTATTTGAAAGCAAAAGACTATTTGTCAAGGTTTAAGGAATCATTTCAAATAGCTATTATCATGCTAAGATTTGATGAGACAGTAACCAATATTTCAAACACAAGACCGAATGAAGTTGAGTTCTCAAGATGAAAATAAATATTGAATACAGCGGATTTCAGAAAAAACAACTTGAAAAGCTCAAGGGTAACTTTGATTATGCTCAACTCACCTTATCACTTGCTATGGATAGCAAGACTATGATTACAGAACGCACCTTAAAAGGCATTGATATTAACGGTAAGGCATTTAAGGTTTACTCAAAAACTCCGATGTATATTTCAAAGAATACAAAGGGACTTAAGTCTTATATCAAGCCAGTTGGAAAGACTGGACAGAAGAAATTTAGAAATGGTAAACCTCATAAGGCTCAATACTTTGCTCTTGGTTATTATGAATTTCGAGCTTTTACAGGTCGTGGTGTTGACAGTGATAGATTGTCTTTTTCTGGGAAAATGCTAAAGTCAATGAGTGCAAAGCAAAATGGAAATAATGCAATTCTCTATTTTCAATCGAATGAGGAAGCATTAAAAGCTCAAGGCAATCAGGCAAAATATAACTTCTTTGGTTTGTCTATTGGAGAATTGAAAATAATCAATACAACTCTAAAAAATTGGTATGCAAAAACCATAAAAGAAGGGTTAAAAAATGGCTAATCCAATATTATACGATATAATCAATAATGAAATTAAGGTATTGCTTGCGAATATAAAAGATGACAGTGGATTAACTATGCTCAATAATGTTCAACTTCAGATACCAACTCCAAATATATTTGCTCAAGAGAATTACTTGAATAACAAAGGGACTGCTGATATTTGGTTTTTAGATGGTACAATGAACGCTGATACCTTACAGATACCAAAGGAATCGACTGGAACGATTATGATATTCTCATATTTCTATCAGGCAATAGACAGTAATTCAGATGCAGTAAGTATTTTACCAAGACTAATGAGTTATATCGACAAAGTTATTCAATCGGTTAATATGTATTATTATAATGGTTTTAGTAATTATAAACAATTTTATTGTAGAGTAGTTGATTTTTCTACTACCAATGTCTTAAAAAGACTTGGTTTTGCAGATTTTGATATTGCACCACCTTATTATGGTGTGGCTATAACATTGAATTTTAAGTTTAAAAGTACTTCACTATAGGAGACAAAATGAAGACAATTAATTTTATTAGAATTTTGAAGGAACATGAAGTTTTTCGAGGTTCTAAAGTTGGTGATGTGATTAGATGTACAAAGCCAATGTTATCATTTATCAAATTAAATCCTAATTATGCAGTTGACAGTGATGTTAAAACTGATACAATAGGCATTGTTGAGGATTCGGTAAAAGTTGAAAAAATTGTAAATCGTAAAAATGGAGGTTGTTAATATGAGCGGATTAAGTGCTTCTTCCTTTCTTGTTAAAGGTGGTACTGTTGCCGGTGTTGCTAATTCTTTAGTTCATGAATTCAGCCAAAGAAACAATATAACACTGGTACAAGAAGTTGGTTTAGTATTATTGAAAGCGGATATAGCTACCTATTTAGCTTCTCCTGCTGATGCTGCAGTTGTTGAGAGAAATGCTCAAATGGTGTTACAGTGTTTAGAAGGTGGATGGTCGATTGGTCAAGACATTAATACCGTTGACTACAAAAAATCATGTTCACTTGAAACATTTACAAGAGTTACCGACAAGAGATGGAGAGGTTCGTTTAGCTCCAAATTCCTACCCCCAGCAGCTCTTGCATTTTTATCTGGTGGTATTTTGGCAGATTTCTCAGTTACAGCATTAACTGGTACAGGTTCTTTGATTTACATTGAGGAAACCTTAACTGCAGTTGCAAGTGTTGTTACTTTAACTAAAACTCCAGTGCATATTATATCGGTACGAAAAAAGACAAATCCAGTATCAACGGCAACAACTGTTATTGGTGATTATTTCCATCAAATTGAAGACGGTGGTACTCCAGTTGCAAGACAGTTTACACATGCTTCAGGAGCAACACTTACATTCCAAGCAACACATGAAGCCACAACTCAGTTTACAGTTGTTTATACCTATCGTTCTACTACTGCTACTGATGGTATTGCAGTTATTGGCGACGCTACTCGTGTACCTTCTACCTTTGATTTTGTTGGTTCTTGGCTTATGGTCGACGCTGAAAGCGATAACGCTCTTGGTAGATTGATTATTGAAGCTACAGACTGTCAAAGAACTGGTGCATTGGAAATCGGTGGAGCTGGTGCACAAGCCGATGAGACTTTCACTATTGGCTTTAATGTCAATGGTACTCAACCTAACATTTGGATAAACGAGTTTTAATGGAATCTAAAGTTTACAACATAAACGGGGAGAGATATACCCTCTCCCCTCTTGTGCCAATTGTCGAAAAAAGACTTTGGTCAACAGTACAGGGACTTCTCAAAGATTTACCTGCTGAAACTGAAAAGATTATCAAAAGCAAAGACATAAAGAAGTTATCAATGTTTGAATTAATCGATTTACTTGGTGGCTTTGCCATTGAGAATCAATGTAAATTATTGGCTTGTGTTCTTACTCCAGAAGGATTTACTGAAGAGAATAAAAACTTATCAATAATCGAAAATACCCTTGTTAATCACTTAAGATTTAAGACAAAGTTTGAGGTTATTAGCGATTTTTTTACATCAGAGGACACACTTTTCTTTCTATCACAGATACTGACCATACAGGAAACCATAAAAAACATAGTGAATGTGAAACAATAGATGATATTATCAAAGTTAATATTTCGTTATGCAGACAGATTACAAAAGCGTGTTCAATACTTAGCTCTCATTTGGGTTGTTCTACTCGTTTCCTTGAAACTCAATGTACCATTATTGAAATTTTTGAATACATTGAATCGATTAAACCAGAGAAGAAAGACTTGAAAACACTGTATAAAAAATATAATGTACCTAAAGAACATCAATTAAGTCACATGTTATAGGGGGTTGAATTGGCTGGAATTACTGAAACACTGAAGTTATTATTTGTTATAGATGATACTGAGTTTGACAATAAATTTGGAAAAACTCTTGCTTCTATGGAGGTATTTAGACAATCCTTATCGGATATGACTGCACCTCTTGAGCAAATGACTTCAAATATGACAGATATGGCTACTGAATTTCAATTGAGTATGGCAAATGTTTCAACCCTTATGGGTGAAGATACAAAGCAATTGGACCAATTCAACGAGCAAATAATTGAGATGTCAAAGCGTGTTCCACAAACTGCGAAAGAACTTGCCGATGGTTTGTATCAAGTTGTATCTGCTGGTATTTCAACAAGCGACGCAATGCAGTTTTTAGAGACTTCTTCTAAGGCTGCTGTTGCTGGTATGACAGACTCATACACTGCAGTTGATGCTATTACTTCGGTTATGAATGCGTTTGGTATGAGTGCAAAGGACGCAACTAAAATAAGTGATGTTATGTTCCAAACAGTGAAGCTTGGAAAAATTAACTTCCAAGAGCTTGCTAATGGAATTGGTATGGTTGCCCCAACTGCTGCTGCTGCTGGTGTTTCAATGGAGCAAATGATGGCGGCTCTTGCTACAGGTACAGGTAAACTAAAACCAGAGCAAGCGATAACAGGCTTGAGTGCTGCAATAACTGAACTAAATACCCCTGCTGGAAAAGCTGAAAAAGCATTACAAAAACTTGGTTACGAGAATTTACAAGCGGCATTAAAAACAAATACCTTACAAGAGGTCATGATAAAGCTTGCTCAATCAGGTACTAAAATCGACGCTATATTTGGTGTTGAAGCTGGTAGAGCAGTTAAGGCTATTGGTAATAGTGCAGAGGTTGCGAGAGACCAATTAAGACAGATGTCAGATAGTGCTGGTATGTCAGAAGAGGCTTTCAAAAAGCTAAATGATACTTACGAGAATAGTCAAATAAGACTACAAAATATAACCGATTCTATCAAAATACAGATCGGTCAAGACTTCATGCCTGCAATGAAAAACATAAATAACATACAGTCTTTTTTCATGGAGCAATTAGCAGACGCACCTAAGGCTTTTAGGCTATTTGCTGGTGGTGTGCTATATGGTGGTACTGCAGTTGGAAAACTTGCAAATTCAACAGCTACAGGTGTTAGGAATGTTCTTGCTCTAAGAGACGGATATAAGACTTTTAAGGATATTTTACCAAGTGTTATTAAATTTTTAGGGCTTACCTCAACTGCAAATACTACAGTAGGTGCTACAGGTGCTGGTGCTTCGGTTGGCGTTGGTACTTTGAAAAAAGCATTATTAGCCCTTCAATCGAGTGTGCCATTATTAATTGGATTAACAGTTGCTCTTGCTGCTGCTGGTTTTGCTATTGACAAGATTTTTGATAAAGTAGATAAAAATCGAAAGAAAATAGATGATAATTTATCAAGTGGTATTAAGGGAGATACAGAAGCATTAGGGCAATTAAAAGCCGCTTACCAGAATTTTGGAACTGATATTGGAGAAAGTCAATTAGAACTTTTGCGAGATAATGAAAGAATAACTGATGAACAATTAAAATTATATAAAAAAGATAAAAACGCTCTTAAAGAAAAATTAGACCAATATCAAACATCTGTTGATCTTCAAAAAAAGCGACTTTCCGAGCAATCTAAAACACAGAAAGAAGCCAATGAAACCGATGTTACCGAAGATAAAAAGACAAAGGATAAAAAAGTAAAACAGGAGCACGACTATAATGCTGATCTTCAGAAATTACGGGAGGATAATCTTCAAAAAGAGAACGATTTTAGATTAAAATCATTAGAAGGAACAGAAGAATATTTTGAGGAAAAAGAAAAGCTGGCTTTTGATGAATATGAAAAAAATCGACTACTTGCTATAAAGAATATCAAAGACGAAGAAACAAGGTTTGCAACAATTGCCGAATTAACAAGAAAATACAATCTTGAATTAGCAAAGATAAACAAAGAAAAACAAGATGAAATTGATAAGGTAACAGCAGAAAACGATGAAAAAGAGAAAGAAAGACTTGAAAAATTAGCAGAAGATGAATTAAAACTTCAGGAAGAAAGACTTGAGAAGCTAAAGGATTCAGCACAGGCTAAAGTTGACTTAATAACTTCTATTTCAGATACTATCGGTAGTAGTCTTGTGAACTCAATTACAGATGGTTCTAAGGCTTTCAAGGATATGCTCAAAGATATTCTTAATACACTTGTCGACTTTTTAGGTAAGAAGCTTCTCACAGCTTATGCGAGTGCAGCTCTTGACTCAATTCTTAGTGGTGGCTTAACTCTTGGTTCAAATATTGCAAAATTAGCGGTTGCTTCTGTTGCTATTGCTGGAGCAAAGGCAGCTATTGCGAAATTCGATGTTTCTGGTATTCCAACTCGTGACGGATATGGGATTGTTGAGAAATCGGATGTTATCATTAATCCAACAAAAGATAACCCAGTAATCAGAAGCCTTGCAGAAGCCCTAAATAGACAGCAAACTGGAGACCAAGTAATAAACATGGTGTTAGATGGTGATAGAATAGGAACAGCTACTATTAAGCGAATAAACAAGGCAAATGAACGACTAACATCAGGAAGAAGCGTAATTAAATGATACAGGTAATAATACAAGAGCTTAATTCTGGTGCTATACCACCGATTTACGATATTACCGATAGAATACCAAAGGAATCATTATCCTCTATTTCTGAGAAATCTGAAGAATACAGATTTGCGTTTATTGCGAATGATATTTCAATATCTAACATTAATAATTTTGATGGATTTTTTGATGATTTTTGCTTTGAAACTGACTTTGTAGGCTTTTTAGTTACCATTTTTTTAGATGGAGCTGAAATATACAGAGGCGACTCATTCTATAAAGACATTTCATTTGATGACATATTCCCATCTACAGTATCAATAAGGACATTTACCGTTCTCAATAGAGCTGATAGAGATAAATATCTTGCTCAACCTTTAGTTGATTATACCTTGACAAGCTTAGATAATTTCATTAATGAATACATTACTAATATGAATGTTTTAAATTATCCTCCAGTCAATCCTAATGTTATTACTGATTATACAGGTGTTCTTGATTTGGCATTGAATATACTTCTTGGCATAACTCCAACTGATTCACAGCAGATAATTGACGCTTGGCAAAATCCAACGACTGGTGAGGTCTATGGTATACAATATGATACAGTTAATGATAAGTTAATTATTTGTTTATTGCGAGAAAATGGGAATATACCAATAAAATCAATATCGTATGCCGATTCTGCTTCTTATGTTCAATTTATTAGAGCAAGGACTAATTCAGGAAGATTTATAACTATAAAATATGGTGAACTTAACTTTTTTACTTATGATATAACAACTGGTTATTCATACAGTGGAAATCTTATGCATATTGCAGACCAGAAATATTTTCTTGCAAACGGCGACCGTGTTAATTCAATACCAGTCTATAGTCACAATGTTTATACAAGCTATTTATCTGATGGATATTACAATTATACAGTGGAACTGATACCACCAATTCCCAATCGATATTATCTCAATCAGTATCTTGGAACTACACTTATAAGGTCTATTACAATCAATACTACTAACCCTTCTTATATCCATACTCCATATAGAAATAGAATTGTCTATTGTTACAACCTATACGACAATTGGAAGTGGATTGATATGGACTCCTCAACTGTTATTATTGAAGGAGAAAAGGTTATTCCTGATTTTATTACTGATGTACTAACAATAGCATATTTAATTAGCGATGAGCCTACAGTCTATCCAATGGGTCATGCTGAAGTGGCTTTGATGGGTAAGTTCTGTTACTATAAAAAAATTATAGATTGGCATATAACTGATCCAATTTTTATTATTCTTAGTAGTTTTGACTATTCTGAACCCGTTACATTAAGACAAGTTATTGACGATGTTTGTCAATTATTCAACGCTTCGGTATGGATTTATAATAATACAATTTACATCTTAAAGCGCGATAATGGTATCGGTAATATAACAGTTCACAAAGACTATTTCTCAAATTCAATCTATCAAAGAGAGTTACAGGATGATAGAAATATTGGTAAAGTTCTCAAACTTTCAATTCCTTATCCTGAAGAAAAACTATCTAGAACATCAATTCTTATAGGTGGCGTGAGAACTACATACACAGCAACGCAATTGAAGTATTATAACGCTTCTCATTTGATTACTGCATTAGAATATTACTATCAATTTACCTTGCAAAATAGGTATATTTACTATAAATTTGAAATACCATTAGAAATAGGAAAAGCTATTTTTCTTGGGTATAAAGTAACAATCAATCCTGACGGAATAAGTGGAATTGTAGTTGAAAAGGATTCTGAAATAATGGATAATAACAAGACAGTAAAACTAAAAGTTGAGGTGAAAAATGGCTGAGCCAAAAGTAATGGTAGGTAATATTGAGACCTCTTCTTCTTTACAGATAGAACTACAAGAAGGCAAAATTAGTGTATCTGATTTAGGGTCAATGACTTTTACGGATAGACTGGTTTTAATTTCTCCTCCACAATGGATTGCTAATAATGTAGATTATGATTATACTACATTAAATAGACAACGATTAAGAAAGGTAAAAACTTATAAGGCACAATTTGAGATTACTTTTCCATTTATGGACAGGCAAACATACCTTGATTTAATGGATTTATTAAATCTAATGGATGGATACAATAATATTTTCACATCTTCAGGAGTTAGAACATTTAGAAAATTCTATATGAAAGTTTCTGGAGATTTGTTTGCTCCGACTTTGGAAGTTGTGAAAATATCTGAACCTAAAACAAACACAAAATATATCAACGATAGGCTAATTGGCTATGATTC